CCGGTTGCGGCTGAACTGAAGGACGAGGGCGTCGACGTGACGCCGATTGCCCCGGAGCAGTTCACGGCCGGGTGTGGGGCTGTTGCTGACGCGATCACGACTGACGCGATCCGGCACGGCAATCAGGTCGCACTCAATGAGGCCGTCAAGGCGGCGGTGTGGCGAGCTGCTGGCACTGACGGTTCGCGGGCGTTCCAGTTGCGCGGCTGTCCCGAGGTAGGGCCGCTGGCTGCTGTCGTACGAGCCCTCCATGCGCTCGATCAGGGCGAATCCGTGTATGAGTCGAGGGGGCTGTTGACGCTGTGAGCTGGTTCCGCCCGTCGATCATCGAGTCCAGAGTCCGTGCTCGCGTCATCGTGACGCTCAAGTCGGGTGAGGCGTTCCGCGGCGTGCTGACCGAGCATGACGACCGAGCCCTGGTGCTGCGCGAGACCCTCGCCGCGAATGGTGGCCAGGAGTCGATCCCTGTTGACGGTGAGCTGATCGTGCTGTGGTCAGACGTCGCCTACCTACAGAAGCCGTGAGGAGGTAGGCCGTGTTTGAGTCCCGTGGCTCGCTCGTCGCCAAGACACCGCTGCAGACCTCGACGACGCTGTTCCCGCGGATGTCGACCTCGCTGAGTGCGTGGGCGATGACCGCCTACGGCGACATCTACACCCGCCATCTGTGGGTGTACGTCGTGGTCAACAAGCGGGCGAACGGCGTCGCGCGGCTGCCGCTCAAGGTGTACCGGCGCGAGGCTCTCAACCGGCCGACCGCTGACGATCATCCGATGGCGAAGCTGCTGGCCCAGCCGAACCCTGTCTGGTCGACGTTCGATCTGTGGTTCTGGGTGTCGGCGATGAAGGACACCTATGGCGAGGCGTTCCTCCTGACGGCCCGGCCTGACGGCAGGGGTAGCGGCATCTCCGCGCTGTGGCCGCTGCATCCATCGAGCATGACGTGGGACGACAAGGACGGCATCTGGCGGTACGACTCGGGTCGTCTGCGGATGACGGTCAAGTCGGGCGATGTGATGCACTTCAAGAACTTCAACCCGGTCAACTCTGTTCGCGGCTTGTCGCCGCTGGAGCCGCTCCGGGCGACTCTGGAGAACGAGTGGTCCGCCCGCTCGGCGACGTCTGCGTTCTGGCGCGGTGGTGCACGGCCGGGGACGATCCTGTCCCATCCGAATCGGATCTCCGAGGGCGCGATGCGGCGGCTCAAGGCGCAGTATGACGAGGCCGCGGGTGGTGCTGACAAGGTGGGCGCGACCATCGTCCTAGAGGAGGGCATGGAGCCGAAGATTGTCCAGGTCACGGCTGAGGAAGCGCAGTACATCGAGACGCGCCGGCTCAACCGCGAGGAGGTGTGTGGCGCGTACGACATGCCGCCGCCAGCGGTCCACATCCTCGACCGGGCCACATTCTCGAACATCACCGAGCAGATGCGCTCGCTGTACCGGGACACGCTCGGGCCGATGCTGAAGTCGTTCGAGTCGGTGCTGATGACCGACTTGAAGGCCGCCGAATGGCCGGCGGACAACGTGTACGCCGAGTTCCTGATGGACGACGTTCTGCGCGGCGACTTCGAGAGTCGCCAGGATGCGCTGAACAAGGCGAATCACATGACGATCGCTGAGAAGCGACGGATTGAGAACCTGCCGTTCATCGACGGCACCGACCGGATCTTCCTCAACACCGCGACCTTGCCTCTCGATGCCATCGACGCTCAGACGGCCGCCGCTGTGCGTTCGGTCGCCGGTGTGGCCGAGGAGAAGTCGGGTGTGCTGCGGACCGTGCTGGGTCGCCTGTCGTGGCAGGAGTCACTGTCCGAGGTTGACGCTCTGAAGGTCGCTGACGGCCTGGACGAGATGACCAAGGCGCGGGTCGTGCTGGCGGTGCTCGAGGTGTCCGATGCGGGCGGCACGGTTGCCGACTTGCGGCAGAAGATCAAGGAGGCAGCGTGAAGCTTTATGCACTGGCCGAGGTAAAGGCCGCCGAGACCGACGACCCGAACGGCGCGTTCGAGGTGGTCCTGTCAGCGCCGACGTTGGACCGTGATGGCGAGGTGATCGACGCGCGCGCGTTCGAGCCGCTGCCGGACCACATCACGTTCGACATCGATCACGGGATGAGCACGTCAACCACCGTCGGATCGGGAGTCCCGTCGTACGACGAGCAGGGCAACCTTCGCGTGAAGGGGTCGTTCTCGTCGATCGCGCGGGCTCAGGAGGTCCGAACCCTCGTCACTGAGGGCCACATCCGTACGACGTCGGTGGCGTTCATGTCAGCCAAGCGCGAGCAGAAGGACGGCGTGACGCACGTCACCAAGGCCGAGCTGCTGAACGGCGCGTTCGTGCCGATCCCGGCGAACCGTCAGGCGGTCGTCCTGTCGGCGAAGGCGTACGACGAGAAGGCTGGCGCCCGGAACTCGACCAAGGATGCCGAGCGGTTGCAGGGCATCCATGACCTGGCCGTCGAGAACGGCGCTGTGTGCGCCACCCCTGATCCCAACACCGATGCCCCCGCGACCCCCGACGAGGAGTCTGGCAAGTCGCCGGCAAGCGAGGTGGTGGAGTCACACGCTCGCCTCAAGGCGGACGTGTTCCTCGCCCTCAACAACAACTGAGGGCTTCAAACCACAACGTTCCCGCGGAAGCGGGGGAAACGGAGTTCCATCATGTCCAATCTCGGACCCAAGCAGATTCTCGAGGCGGCAGTAGCTGACCTCAAGGCGTTCGCCGATGAGGTCGACTCGCGCGGCACCATGACCGGCGAGGACCAGGCTGGCCTCACGCAGCGGATGAAGGCCGTCTCGGACGCGAAGGCCGCACTGGAGGCCGACGCGGCCATCAAGGGCAGCATCGCTGACGCGAAGGCGTTCATGGCCGCTCTGGGTGGCGGCACGGCCGAGCAGGTCGCGTCGTCCAAGCAGGGCGTCGGGTCGCTCGTCACTGGCGGCGCGAAGACGTTCGGCGAGATGTTCACCGAGTCGGGCGCGTACACCGAGTTCGTGAAGCGTTTCGCGTCGAACGGCCGCATCCCGAACGACGTGAAGGGCATCCAGTCCGGCGTCTTCAATGCCGATTCGAAGGCGCTCATTACGGGCGCGTCGAGCACGTCAGCGGGGGCGTTCGTCCGCAATGACCTCTACGCCAACGACCTGGGCTTCGAGGGCGACTTCGGCGTACTCGATGTCATCACGCACGGCACGACGGAGTCCGACACTGTCGACTACGTGCAGATCGGCGCGTCGACCAACGCGGCCGCCCCTGTCGCCGAGGCGACTTCGGCAGCTGCTCCCACGTCGCCCGGCTCTGCCGGTCCGCTCGTACCCGCTGCAGGTGGCGGATACAAGCCGGAGTCGAGCCTGGCGCTCGTCAGCGTCTCGGCGGCGGTGAAGACCATCGCGCACTGGATTCCGGTGACGAAGCGGGCCATCGCCGACGCCGGTCAGATTCGGACCCTCATCGACGCCTTCCTCAAGGTTGGCCTCCTGGAGGAGCTCGAGGACCAGATCGTCGCCGGTGACGGTGTCGGGGAGAACTTCCTCGGCATCCTCAACACGTTCGGCGTGCAGACGGTCGGCTCGGCAGGTACTGACATCGACGCCATCGTCGACGCCATCCGCGCGATCCGGGTGTCGGGTGGTCGGCGCATCCGGCGTCGCCCGAACGCGTTGGTCATCCACCCGAACGACTGGTACTCGACCGGCTTCCTGCTTGCCAAGGACACCGCGGGCAAGTACCTGATCGCCGATCCCGGTGCTGCCATCGACAAGCTGGTCGCGCTGTGGAACCTGAAGGTCGTCGTGTCGGAGGCCGTGACCGAGAACACTGCGCTCGTCGGCGACTTCCGCAAGGCGGTCCTGTGGGAGCGCGAGGGCGTCAGCGTGATGGTCTCCGACCAGCACGCGGACTTCTTCGTCCGCAACCTGCTGGCGATCCTCGCCGAGATGCGCGCCGCCTTCGGCGTCATCGACCCTGCCGCGTTCTGCAAGGTGACCGCGGTCTGACCAGTTCCGTGAGGGGCCGGGCTCTAACCGGCCCCTCACGGACCATCCCGACAAGGAGAACCGCAATGGAGAAGAAGCCCACCACGTCCCTGCCGCCCTCGATGGGCGCAACGTTCGGGGAGCGCAGGCAAGCCCGGCTCGACTGGGAGGCCGCGCAGGTCAAGGCGGTCCAGTCGGCCGAGAACAAGGCCGTGAAGGCAGCCGAGAAGAAGTGACGGGAGGCGTGCCGTGTTTGTAGACGTTGAGACCGCGAAGCGGCACGCCAACCTGACTCAGGACGGCATCACCGAAGACACCAGGCGGGTGCTGGAGTCGGCCTGCGGCATCGTTGAGGACTGGTGTGGACTGATCGGTCAGACCAGCGTGACCGAGACTGTCGGCACCGACGGGCTGCTCCGGGCTCGCCCGATCGAGCTGACTGCCGTCTCGTCGGGCGTGGTCGGTGACTATCAGCTCGACGA